GTCACAGGCTTCCCAGCATACGAAGCAACCACAGCAACAGTCAGAGCAATCGATGCGCTTGCCACAAGAACAGGAATAGACGCAGATAAACTTGCTGATGCACTAACAAGACTAGAAGCAGGAGAAACCCTGCAAACAGATCACGCAGGAATCATCAACGAAGCAGTTGAAAAACTTAAAGAAAACACACCAAACACAGATGAATTGTTAGAGATTAAACGAAAACAATTGGATCTACTAATTAAGGCGATATAAAATGAACAGAGACGAAGTAAAAGCAGCAATACTTAAAGTTGCAGGCAATCCACAATCAGGAATTATTGCTGAACTTGCAGATGCGTTCGCAGATGAAATTTGCAAAACCAATATCCCAACAGAAACAAAAAAATTTAATCCAGTCCAGGAAACTCGTATAACAGAAGTGAAAGAAACAAGATAACAAATATGTAATAATGAAGTATCGATTCTGAGTGTGAGCCACCGAACCGATCGTAAATGCATTTGAGTGAGCCTCATGCATAAAAAATACCAAGCACTAAACCCTACCAAAAAAAAGGAAAACGATGTCTGAATACATCAAACATCAACACGAAGCACGCCAAAAAGCATGGCACTCTGCAAAAGAAATTCTTGACAGAGCAGCAGCCGAAAAGCGTGACTTAACTGCTGAGGAAAACGAAACATACTCAAAAATCTCCAATGAATTAGACGAACGCGCACGCGTTATCGAAACAATCTCAAAGGACGAACAAAGAGCAGCAGCAGCAGCAGCAGCAATGGCAAACGTTGAAGTTGCAGTAGCACCACAATCAGGAAGCAAAGATGACGCAGATGTCATTCGCTCAATGGCTCGTGGAGAAGTTCGCTCATACGAATTCGAAAAAAGAGATGTAACAAAAGGATCAACAGGCGCACCTGTCCCAACATCTTTTTACGACAGAATTCTTACACTTGCAAGATACGTTGGTGGACCACTAGAAACATCAACAATCTTGACAACTGCTGGTGGCGAGAACTTACAAATTCCATCACAAGCAACTTATTCAACTGCTGCAATTTCTCCAGAAGGATCAGCAATTGCAGAAAGCGATCCAACATTCAACAACTTCGTAACTTTGGGTGCATACAAATATTCATTCATCACCCAAATCTCACGCGAAATGGTTGAGGACGCAGGCGTTGATATTCTTGGATTCCTAGCAGAACAAACCGGAAACGAACTCGGCTACCGTGTAAACGCAGCCTTGACAACCGGAACTGGTACTGTGCAGCCAAACGGAATCGTTACTGCAGCAGGATCAGCAGTAACAGGAACATCACTAAATCCAACAGCAGACAATTTAATTGACTTAGTTTATTCAATTGATACTGCCGGACGTCGTCTACCAGGCGCAGGATTTATGATGAACGCAACATCAGTAGCAAACGTACGCAAACTTAAAGACAGCGCTGGACAATATTTATTCAGTCCATCACTATCAGCAGATGCACGCGACTTGCTATTGGGTTATCCAATATTCGAAAACCCAGCGATGGCAACAGCAGCATCAGCAGTCAAACCTGTAATTTTTGGTCACTTGCCAAGTTACATTGTTAGACAAGTTGGTGGAATTAGATTAGATCGTTCTGACGATTTTGCTTTCAGCAATGATTTAATTACCTTCCGTGCGACATTCCGTGTCGATGGAAATCTTCCACAAACAAGTCACGTCAAATTCTTTAAGAGTTCAAACTCCTAAAGATCATGAACCAGAAACTCCGACAGAGCGCAGGCTGTCGGAGTTTCTGCTTTGATACAGTTAAGATGAACCAAACACCTGCGAACAAGGGAAAAAACGGTGAATCGTGCCGAGCGTCGTAATCAAGAACGTGCCAGTCGAAATGTCAGACCATCTAGCCATAGCATTCCAACAACTGGGATTCCAAGTCCTGGACGAATCCTTTGGACAAGCAACGCACCTTGGTGCGCAACCGGATATGGACAACAAACAGCCCAAGTCATCAAGAGACTTAAAAAAGAAAATTACGAAGTAGCGATCGCAGCAAATTACGGTCTAGAGGGATCATCATCAACATACCCAACCGAATACGGAAACATACCAGTTTATCCAAGAGGATTTGAAACATATTCAAACGACATAATCCCAGCACACACACACGACTGGATACAAGGAAACACAGAAGCACCAAATGTTTTGATCACACTATTTGACGTTTGGGTTTACAGAGGAAAAAAATGGGACGACTTTAACATCGCATCATGGGTGCCAGTAGATCACTTACCATGCCCACCCGAAGTTGGAGAATGGTGCAAAAAAGAAAACGTAACACCAATAGCGATGAGTCACTACGGAAAACAAATGCTAGAAAGACTAGACATCCAAAGTTTATATGTGCCACACGCAATTGAAAAAACATTTAAACCAACCGAAACAATCACAACAGCAGACAAAGAACAAATCACAGGCAGAGAATTCTTAGGAATAGATAAAGACCGATTTGTTGTTGGAATGAACGCAGCCAACAAAGGAGTCGTACCGAACAGAAAAGCCTTTGGCGAAAACCTATTAGCATTCTCAATGTTCGCGCAGAAACACAAAGACGCAATTCTTTATTTACACACGGAAGCCGTTGGAGCAGCAGGAATAAACCTGATCGAACTAATCCACGCAGTCGGGTTAGAAAAAAATCAATACAGATTTATAGATCCATATCTGTACCGAAGCGCAATGAGTCAAGAAATAGTTGCAGCAACCTACACAGCGATGGATGTTTTTCTTGGAGTCTCTATGGGAGAGGGATTTGGAATTCCAACAATTGAAGCACAAGCATGTGGAACCAGAGTAATTGTTTCAGAATTTGCAGCATCAACAGAACTAGTCGGAGACGGCTGGCTGGTGGAAGGCCAACCATTTTGGGATCCGATGCAGAAATCATTTCAACACATGCCTAGCGTCCCCAGCATCGTTGATTCACTGGAAAAAGCGTATGACAAAGGGCAAAACAGATCACAACAAGCCATCGACTTTGCCAAACAATATGACGCAGACACGGTATTTGAAACCCATTGGAAACCAACATTAAAACAGATCCTGAAAGGTCAATAGAAGCCCAGAAAGGGCAAAATTAGCGACCAGGACCCAAAACCAATATCCACCTATAGGAAAACTAAGAAAAAGCCTATAAATTGAAATGAAGCCCAGGAAAGAGGAAAGATGATCCCAGTGATGATAGTGCCAGTTCTAAACAGACACGACTTGTTAGACAGAATGATCAGATCAATAAATTACCCGATTAAAGATTTAGTGATCATAAACAACGGAGCAAAGCAATACAACTATCTACCAGTCTGGAATCAATGGATAAATAAAATCTGGCATCTTCAAATGCCAAGCAACCTAGGAGTCGCAACATCATGGAACCTAGGAATCAAAGCAACACCAATGACAGACTTTTGGCTGATCACAAACTCAGATGTTGAATGGGGAGGAGACTCACTCAAAATGTTTTATGAACAATCAGAACCACACAAATTACTGCTATCAAACGGATCACCAGAGTGGTGCGCATTCACAATTGGATGGAAAGTTGTAAAAGAAATTGGATTGTTTGATGAAGCACTTCACCCAGCCTACTTTGAGGATAATGACTACGAAAGACGAATCAGTCAAAACACAAATGTAATTCTTGAAAAATCGTTCATACCAATAGCACACGACAACTCATCCACAATCAAAAATGGCTACAGAGAAATCAATGACATCACATTTCAAAACAACCGGGATTACTATCAAAAAAAAATTAACCAACAAGACATGACAGATGGCAACTGGTCAATACAAAGGAGACGAACAAACTCATGGGACTGAGAGTATATACAGGTGGAACATTTGATCTGTTTCACGTAGGACACCTGAATTTATTAAAAAGATGTCATGAAATAGCAGGATGGACGGGACAAGTAATTGTTTCATTAAACACAGATGAATTTGTTTACAAATACAAAGGCAAAAATCCTGTCATCCCATATGAGGATCGTAAAGCAATTTTAGAATCC